CTTCTAGGGTAGTACCATTAACTCTTATAAAATCATTATCTACAATACCTGCGCCTGCTTTAATTATATTAGTATTGCTTATACCAAAAGTTAAAGTATCTTGTTTAGCATCTATGTTTGTTTGTAAAGTAGAACTAGAAGCGTTAAGTTGAGTAATAGTTGAGTAAGATGATAAATCCTGGTCACCTGTGTTTGTACCACTTAAGTTTGATGCTATAATTATACCACTTGCGCTTATATTACCTGAGGCTGTTATATTTCCTTTAAAAAGGTGTGATGTGGTTGCATTTTTACCATACTCTAAAAATTGTAAATTAGAATCAAATCCTACTCGTATTTTATTTGCACTTGGAGAAATTCCAAATATTAATGGACCTGTATAGATTCTATCTCCAAAAACAAATCCACTTGCACTTACATTACTTGAGGCTGTTATATTATTAAATAATACATTATCTGTGGTTTCTACATCTTGGTTCATGGCATACAACTCATTGTCACCTTGGCCTGTATTTAACTTAGTGGCATTTACTACATTTGTAAATGTTGCTTCTCCGGTCGAGGATATAGTTGCTCTAATATTATTACCATTAGTTTTAAAAACGATAGGATCTGAATTTTCACTTCTTATCTGAAAACCATCTGTTCCATGATGTCCTATGATTTTATTACCCCCATCAAGTAATATTTGATCAGTTATTATATCACCACTTGCACTTATATTACCTGAAGATGTTATATTTCCTAAAGTTTGTAAAGAACTTGAATATGTTCCTGTGGGGATTGAGGTTATAAATGAACTTGTTTGGTAATTTTTTACAAATGAACTTGTTTGGGCATTTGTTATAAATGAACTTGTTTGGGCATTTGTTATAAATGAAGATGTAGAATCATTATCTACAACATTAGAAGTTAAAGCATAAGGAGATAAATCTTGAATACCTAAAGATGCTAAAGAACGAGAAGTAAATATTCCTCCTCCTATTGATGCAGTTAACATTGTAATAACACCACTTGCACTTATATTACCTGAAGATGTTATGTGACCTGTAAATGTGTGGGTGTCGTCTGCTGTGTCCCCAAATTCAGTTGAACCTGAACTAAAAGAAGTTGTAACATATAAGACTGAAGATGAAACTATATATTTTTCTGCTGTAATTTCTCCAAAAGAAAAATCATTTACACTAGTTGAACCTGAACCAAAGTATAATCTTCTATTGTCAAGATTGATTGCTAATTCTCCATCAGCTAACCCTGATGGTACTGCTGATCCTGTTCCTCTTTTTATTTGTATTGTACTTGCCATATATTATAATTTATCCTATTGTATATTTAAAGAACCTTGTTCGTCTCTTACTTCATCTCTTGTTTTAGAAATTCCTGTAGATTTTGTAGTTAATTCATCTTTAAATATAACACTTGATTTACTAAAAAACTTAGAGGGTTTTTGTGTTAATTCTTTATTTATACTGTTTGGTACTAAATATCCTTGTAATTTTAAACCAAAGTCAGTTTTTACAATTCTATTATCACCTATGTTTAATTCTGTGGTGTTGTTAAATGTGTCTATTTTGGCATTAAACTTAAATGTGTCTTTATCTCCCCAATATGAATCTGAAGAATAATTAACAGATTCAATTAATTTATTCATTTGGGACAGATAATCACACCAAATAGTACAAGTGTAATTTATTATTACAAAATCGGGGACTACAACAGCATGAAATTGTTTTTGAGGTATTTTACCCTGTAATGCTGAGAAATTATCATATTGATTTCTTTTAGTATAACGTTCTTGAAACGTGTAATGTAATTGGGGATTATTCCCATCCATTTTATTTCCAAGATCTCTTCGTCTTTCAATTGTGTTTCTTTTAAACATAATAAGAGGAACTTGAAGTTTACCTTCTTTGTCTCTAAAATATCCATCTTGTTGAACTGCTTTCCATCTTTCAGGTGCTCCGTACATTATAGGAACATTTACTCTATCACCATTTGATATTACTGAGGGTTTTATAACTTCATTAAAATAATACATTATAGCTTCATCATGGTCTTCTAAGCCAATTGAAACATCTTGTACAGTGTCATCTTTTCGAGTAGTTATTGTACCTCTATTAATGTTTGCTCTATTGTCAGGTGCAGGAAATTCTTCAACAGGAAAACCTTCGGCAAAACCTGATTGGAGGTTTTGTCTTAATTTATCATATCCACTTGATGGTATGGGTCTTTTTGGGTCTATTCTTCTGTCTGACATTATGTATCAATTTTATTTGCTGTTTCGCCCTTTACTTTTACAGTTGTGGGGTATTTCCCCCCTCTAAGAGGTATTAAGTTTAATTTTTCTACTCTTGAAATATGTGTATTAATTACCATAGAGAAGCTTCCCCCAAAGTCTGCAGTTTCTGTTGATAATGCATAATCTGGATCTCTTCCCATAAAAAGTTGATTTTCAATTCTACTGTCAACTTCATAAAAATTATTGCGAAAAAGGATTAGATCACCTACTTCAGGTAATAAATTTATGTCAACTAATTCTTGTTTTAAAAACGTAAAACTAATGGTTTGATTGACGTCAGGACCAAAGTCGTCAGACGACCACGATTGGTCTTGTCTGTTAATTAAACTCGCTATTTTCAACGGTTCATAATAATTTTTACCGGGGGCTTCACCATAAACATTTACGTTAGTTTGTTCTAAAGCAAATTTATAGTATGCGACTTCTGTTTGAATGATGTCGTTTACTATTTCTTTACTTAAACTTTTAAATAATGATATGTCTCTTGATCCTCCGAATAAAGCCATTATTTACGTTTTATAGTGTCAATTTTATATTTAAAGCTTTTTACACCTGGTACTCTTAAATCTGTTGATCCTCCGTCTGAAGTTAAAATGTCATTTTTAATTTGTAGTAAATTTTGTTTTGCATCTATTCGTGTTACAAATTTTACTATAACTAAAGTGTATTCAACACCTTCTCTTTGTGGATATTCAGGAGGTGTGATGTTACGGATAGTTGTTATACTTTTAACTGCTCGAATTGAATCTAAAATTTCAGAAATATTTGATTGTCTGTCAGATAAAATTTCTGCCTGAACTTCAAATGTGTTTAACATTTCTGTTAGTATGTTGGTTAATTTAATCATTATCCTATGTAAATTGGGTATGGAACTTTATAGAAAGTTTCTTGTGTTAATTGTGCTTCTTGATTTTGTCTTTCAAGTTGTTTAACTCGAGTTGTTTCTTCTAAGAATGTTTTTAATTCTTCAATTAAGGCTGTTTTTTCAGCTGATGCTTCACTTAATAATCTAGCAAAGTCTAAAGTTGTTGTATCACCCGGAATTGGAACTGATTGATATTTACCTCTTACACTTCCCAACATTTCTTTAGCTAATGCTAAAGCATATCTACGAATCCATTGTCTTCCTGGTTCGTTAATAAGTTTATAAGTAGGATTTGTATAAGGTACATTTGATAAATTAGTTATACCTCCTGTTGTATCTTTTACTGGATTATTAGCAACTGACTTTAAAACATACTCATAATGTAATTTGTAACTTTGTTGAGGTATAGGAAATAATTTTAAATATCTATTATTTTCCAAATCAAAATGGTATGCTGATTTTCTAATTGCATCATTTAATTCAATTGCTTGTAATTTTAAAACATCAAAATACATAGGCATCATCATAAAGTTAACACCTGGTGACATATTACCAAACCCAAATGATTGCATTAATGATTGAATTCCTGTTCCTGTACCCGCATATGGGTCAAAGTATCTATTAATAGCAGAAGGAGCATAATGGTATATCCTTTTAATATATGCCGCTTCTGAACCACTTAATGAAGATGAAACATCTGCCATTAAATCATATCGTTGTTGACCTGCATTTACTGTAATTGATCCTGATTCAATCTTATAATTTCCTCCTGCTCCATCAGCTTGACTTCCATATTGTTCGGCAATATTAATAGTATTACCTAAATTAGGAGCAATTATACTATTATTTAATTTTGATCCTGTTGATGTTCCTTCTAATGTATGGAAGCTATTTATTATTTGGAAATGGTAAAGTTGTGAACCATATTCATTAATTGCTTCTTCAAAACAAGTAAACAAATTTACTGCTTGTAATTCGATATCTACGAGTGGGTAACCCATACGTCTTACACACCAATCTGCTACCTTAGGTGCATCAGATTGAAATTGGGTGTCTGTGTCATAAAATCCAAAAGGTGTGTCTCCTGGAAAAAATGTTGATGAGCCGGGCCATATTGGAATGTCTGCCATAATTTAGTTAGTTTGTTCCTATATAAATATAAAAAAATGTTAATTACTATTAATGGTTTTAAAAACTACCTCCATCAATTGTTCCTGTTAGAGTATTTCCTATTATATTACCACTTGCACTTATGTTTGTTGAAGATGTTATATTATTAAATAAAACATTACTGCTTGTAACTGCTAAGTGGGCCAAACTTTGATCGCCCGTATTTGTACCTGAATTGTTGGATTCTAATGTTGAAACTCTAGTACTAAAGCCACCAGAGGGTTCAGTAAAGGCACCTGATATAGCTGTTTTTAAAGCTAAACTTGATAGGTCTTGATCGCCCGTATTTAAGCCTGTTAAGTTAGAACCAACAATTGTACCACTTGCACTTATATTACCTGAGGCTGTTAATTCGCCTCTTAAATCAAAATCATTATACGAAATAGTTTTGGCACTTGTACTACTTGATATTATTAAATTATCATCTGGTACTAAATATAAAT